TAACAATTTTTACATCCTCAGGCATCTTATCAGACACGCGCTGCAAAATTTCTATCATAGTGTTACCCGTATCAATAATATCTTCTACGATATAAACACGCTTACCTTTAAGATCTAATTCTAATTCTTTTGTAAATGTCACGCCTTTACTATTATCTTTACCATCATATGACTTTGGGCGTATAAAATCAATTTGTATATCAATACCCATATCGCGGACTAGATCTGTAAAAAACATGAATCCGCCATTTAAGACGCATATCATTACAGGTGGCAATGAATTTCCGCTATTTTTATGTTCTTCAGATAACTTATGCGCCATGGCACGAACCCGGCGCTCGATCTTATATTCAGGAATTAATATTTCCATATCCTCTCACAAATTCATAAAACTCATTTCTAGTAGCCGCATCTTGTTTAAATGCGCCAGTTAATTTACTAGTCTTCATACTAGCGCCGCCATGCTTAACACCTCGGCATTGTACACAGTTATGAGTAGCTTCGATCATAACAGCAACGCCTTTGTTATCGTCAATAATAGAATCAATGGCATGGTGTATAGCAACTGTCAATTGCTCTTGTATTGCACCACGACGACCAAAGTGTTCAACTAAGCGATTTAATTTACTAAGACCGACGACTTTACTTTCTTCGCCTGGAATATATGCAACATGTACTCGACCCATGATCGTCTGGTGATGGTGCGAACACATACTTGTTAATGGAATGCCGCCTTCAAATACCATACCATCATAACCATCTGATGGGAAAGCCGTGATATCAGGTGCTGATTCGTAGCGACCTGCCCATAGATCATTTACATATGCCTTTGCTACTCTATACGGTGTCTTATCAGAGTTTGGATCATTACGCCAATCACATTTAAGAGCATCAAGGAATTTTCCAAATGCTTCCTCTGCATCTCGTATCATAGACGCCTTTTCTTTTTCTGTCATCGGTCGGCCGGGAGCTACGCCGTTAGCATAACCTGCTTTAACAAGTTCTAAGTTTATATCCTTATTCATTAACATCTGCCATTAAAATTTCTGATGCACGCACTAGATAATATTTGTTACCATCGATATCAATCTGGTTACTGCGACCTTGCAATAAATCAGCTCTCGTTACTACGGTATCGCCTTTTTGGATATCCATTTTAATTCTATCGCCGGTCTGCGTAAAAATACCAGGACCTGCTGCAACTACTTTTGCATATACCAATGTATTTTCTTTACCTGTCAAGATAATACCACTAGCCGTTTTTGATTCTTCTTGCTTCTCAAGCAAGAGATAATCACCTGTAGGAATCATTTTCATTTTATACTCCGCGTTCTGTATTGTAAGCAATAATATGTTCTCTGCCGGTAAAGTTATAACCTTCTCGAGTACACATCTCGATCGTTTTAGGATACATTTCAATCAATGTCTCTCTATTATCACCAGCTGGCATAATATATGTTTTATTTTTTGGAATTCCAAGTTCTACACGAAATTCTTCAATTTCTTTTAGATTTTTATCTGTACCATCCCATACTGGCTTGTAATGGTAATTAGTATGGAAGTCGATCATTTTTTGAATATTTTCTTTATGTAACCGAAACTTATTATGTTGGGCCACAAATCGTTCATCAACCACCTTACCAGCCGGTGTAGAAATACCCACCCTAGGTACAGAATTACTAAACTTCGGACTAAGAGATAAAAGCCCAATTGGGTAATCAGTTTCCACATAATGCGACCCCTCTGTTTCAATTGTGATTACTATATCACGTTCATTTGCAAAATGAGTGAGCTCATTAACTAGTACCGGATGCATTGTCGGCGAACCGCCCGTTAACATCATTTCTTTGATATGAGGATTATCATCATATGCTTTAATAATGTCATTAAATGTAAACGTGCCTTTTTCAGGATGGATACTCGTATACCAGCTATCGCACCATCCACCTTCACCAAACCAACAACGGTGGGTGCATCCTGTCGTACGAATTGCAATCGTAGGCATTCCTTGGCGACTTCCTTCCGATTGAACACATGCATATACTTCTACAACCGGCAATGTCTTATTATAGTCTTCTATTCGTTTATTCATATTACCATCCTCTACCACTATGTATCATAGCTTTAATTCGATGTTTTTCTAAAAACTCTAAGTAATTATACGCTTTCTTTAGAAAAGCTAGCACTATTTTTATCATGTTCATATACCTCTACTTTAGCGACGCTAACTCGTCCGTCGGTTTCTATTTGCAAAAATTGATCTATCTGATTAAATAAATACTCAGCAAATCGTTCACATCCTGTTGCCGGCAAGACTCTTAATTGAATTATACCCTGAATATCCATTTTTTTGAATTCTTCTAAAAATGGATCATCTTCGGCTACGACTACGGTATGATCAAGTAACCAAGAAAAATATTCTTTAGGTGTTAGAGGCATTACCTTACGGCCATGCGCATCTTCTACGCCTTCAATCTTTGTTTGGGCGCGTTTCATTCCACCGAAATCCCAGACCCAGTTACGTTCATCTAACTCACCTTCAAACCATACGCGAAACGATATCGCATAGCCATGTAAAAACTTACAATGAGTCCCTGTAGCACGCCATTGTCGAAATACGGTTGAGTAACCGTCAAATAATTTAGAAGATTGAAATTTCATTAATTTTCCTTACTACGAAATGTCCATGCTAACCAATACTTGCGTCCATGGAGCAGATGAGATACATAATAATGCCAACCATCGTTAAACTCTGACATTGCGGTTGCCATTTTATTAAAGTTATCAAAATATGTAAAATTTGTAGCACCTGGATACTTTTGATTGAATGATTTTCCAGAATGCAAAAATGACGGAGACTGGACCATTTCATATGCCATAGTCTTCAGATACTCTTGATCATACTTAGGCAACTTGCGCATGTCAAACGTGACATCAACATCTTTGAATTTAAACATAATAACTTTGTTTTGTTTATATAAATATAAGAAACTTAATCCAAAAGCTCAAATTTGAGCAACTCTTTTTTGTATTTTTTTGAATACTGTTCGTACCAATATTCATCGTCTAGATACTCATCATTTGCATACTCACCTCGTGTGTCATGCATCAATAATTGTTCTTTCAACTTTCCCATACTTAAAGATAAGGTAAAAGATTTAAAAAAACAAGAAATGTTTAAACTTTTTTATTTGGTAATAGGTCCGCCGCCAATCCACGCATCACATGTACGTGCTCCAGCACATTTAAACCAAAACAATTCGCAAAAACCTAAGTCTGCTTGCTCAGTAACTTTTTTTCCATCTTCGCCAATTGCATCTGCTATTTTCTTTAAAGTTGCTGGAGTTTTGTCAAATGCAGCACAGTTTGAACATCTAGACGTTTTTGCATGTTCTACTGTCGTATCCCACATCGCTGCTTTATCTTCCCAGAATTTTTGAGCGCCATTTTCATCGTCTGGATTCATTGGTCCGTAACGATATTCTTTTATCGTATGATTTCTATTTAATGTATTTAAATCTAAATCCGCAATAGCATCTTCTGGCTTAACATTTTTATCAGCTACCTCTTTTTCTTTCTTTAATGCGGCCGGCGTGTTATTATCACCGTAATCTGACAATTTACCTTCTAAAACTATATCCTTAACAATTTTCGTCAACTTCATTAGTTTTCCCAAATTACATTTTTAAATTTTTCTGGCGATAATCCAAAATAATCTGTACGCCATTTAGTCTGTTCAAAGAAGTCTAAATCATACCATTCATCTTTTTTAGACCATAACGTTTTTGCAACATCATCCCAATCTTGATTCAACACAAATGTTTCAATTTCTGATTTTTTTGCTTCCACTAACTCCCATTCGAATGCATCCCATTCGTAATGAAACACTTCAAACACCGCATCCTCTGAAACATAATCAATTGAAATATCTATACCCCATTTAGGTTTCATTTTAATGAGCTTATATAACATTGGATTATCTTTAGCATAATGATACAGTTGGTCTAATGCTTCATCCGTAAAACCTTTACGTTCAAACATATCTGAATGATTAATATGTGCGCCAGATCGCTTATTCCATACCAACCAGTCTTGCCGTAAACAATCCTCATGACGCCGTTCAATCATCTGATAACCGTTAAATGACAGAAATGCTTGTTCGGCTTTCGTAAGGTGATACCCATTCTGATCGAATAAATTGACACTATTTTCGTCAATTAAAATATCTACCAATCCCGTTGGATTTGTATAATTTGCTTCGGGATTTAGATTGTTCGGCGTTAGATGCATTAAGTTCATGGCTACTCTCTTTATTCGTTTTCAATAAATATTCCTGAACATATAGATCATATATCCAATCTGTCATTGTTTCTCCCTACTTAGTATAAGTCCACGTTTTGCTAACTTTTTTTGCATTTCCTTATACGAGCCAGTGACACCGAAACGTTTAGATACATTTTTTTTGTATGTAAACGCTTCGTTGATATTGTCACCGACTACGTAATAAGGACCTAAATATCTAGAATTCATATTCAATTATACAACTTCACACGATCCGCCTGCACATGCTAATTCGCCGGATAGATCTGTCATATCTTCCGTTTCAATAACACGTGTCAAATCTACATCATTCAATGATACCATTAGTTGATCAAATTTTTCTTTTGTTATATCTTCGAACGGTGCTTGTGTATATGTTCCCCCATCATATGGAAGTACGGATAAGCCGTTATAAAATTCTTTGTTATCCCACATCCATTCGCCTGCTGCTTCCCATTCATGTTCTCTTAATGAAATTGTTGCAGATACGTTATGTGTATTTGCGCCTGTTCTATGTCCTGGACGAATCCATTCTTGAGTAACACGCTTAACACGCTCTAATAATTGGAATGGAGACTCTGTTCTCATAATTGCACCTTCTGGAGCTTTTTGTGGAATACTAATAACTGCAGTATCATGTGGCCGGAAGTATTCATCCTCAATCAATTCTTGATGATGTTCCATTAAGTAATTATAAATTGCTTCGTTCTTACCAACACGAACACGTCTAATATAGTAATCATTATGCCATGCATGGATACCTGACGACGTTCCTAATGTTAATGATGTAGTTCCTGCAGGCTTAACTGTTGTACAACGAGATGAACGATTGATACCAATAAGTTCAGCAACCCGAGCATTTTCTTTTTTAACAACGCGAGCAGCAGTCTTCATATCATATCCTAATACCGTACCAGATCCTATTCCTGTCATTGAAACGCCTATCAATGCATCCTTTTCTGTCGTACGTTGCCATACTGGACGTAAGTAATGGAAATCTGTATATCCTGCTTGTAACGTACCTATAAATGCTGCAGCCTTTACTCTAGCATCAAAGTCATCCTGTGAATCAATGTTTGATACATTTACTTCACATAAGTTACAGAATTGAAATGGTCTCAATGCAATTTCGCAACATGGATTAGTTCCCCAATCTTTATCATTAGAAAAATAAATTCCAGGTTCGCCGGCGCCAGATAACTCTACACGCTTCCATAAATCCATAAAGAAGTCTTTTGTAATGCGATGACGTAACAATACCGCGGAGTTATTTGCACGACCGCGCTGTGGATTATGTTCCCACCAATCTCCTGACTTACATGCAATCATCTCATCGTCGTCTGCCGAAAACAAAGAAATAAGAGCAGCTCTACGAATACCGCCGGCGAGCACTGCATCTGCAATATGGCATACTATATCATGCGTTTCAATTGGCGATAATTTATCACCATCTGCTTTTTCATTCAAGATGCCTTCAATTTTTACTAAACATTCTTTAAGTGGCTGTGCGCCCGGAGCCTTTCCGCCTGATGTAACTAGACGAGCACCTTTTGGTCTAATATCTGAAAAGTCGAACTTTAACTTTGAGCCGCCGTAAAAATATGATTTCATTAATGCTTTTACGGCATCTGCCCATCCTTCAATTGAATCTGCAATTAAAAATCTACGACGACGATCAGCATTTGGTTTACGAATTTCTGGCAAAGATTCTACATGATGTCTTTGTACAGAATATCCTACGCCTGTACCTCCTAACAATAAAAACATTGTTTCGCCGAATGCTCTCCAATCATCAATTGGCAAATACGCGCAGTTATAAATCCTATTAGGAGAAATTTCTATCGGACGACCTCCGAACTGCAAACTACGCATTGATGGTAAAATTTTCTTATCATATACGTACTTATATACATTTTCAATTTCATCACGTAATGCAGGATACTTTTTAATATGCATTTCTTTGTTACGTGTAACTAATTCTTCCCACGTCTCGCGACGCTCCAAGTCATCATTATACTTGGCATACTTCATATGGACTGTAATGTCCGATAAAATTCTGTTTGAAACATCCATAATTTATGTCCTTTTTAAGAGTAAACATGTAACCCGTAGGTTACAACAAAACAACGTATTTGCATTATTAAATATACATCGAATGCCAGTAACCCATTACTTTTGATACAAAAAGTACGTATTTTTTACTCAAAACCGTCATTGTTTATTTCTTGGAATTTAGCTGCTAACATCTTACGAGCTAGTTCATTTCCATTTTCCATTTGCTTTTTTGTATTTTTACCATCCACAGATGTATCTGTATAAATGTTAAATTGACCATTCGACGTATTCATCTTACTTGGCAATGTAATACCATCAGGGCCAAAACGATTTTTGATAATATGCCATCTACCAGTACCTGCCAATTTATCTTGTACCTTCCTGGATAAGGAAATAATAAAGTCAGCTACCATCACCTTACCGTACGATTCGGCAACTTTACTAGCATCAATGACATCCTCTTCAAGTGCCGATCGATTAGCTTGAGATGCTGTCCATACAGGTATTTCATAATCACCGGCCAAACCTCTTAGGTCTTCATATATGCCTTCAAGTTCGTGACGTTTTTCTTGGCCATGGCCTCGTAGCAGATCCGCATAATCTACAATAATAACATCTGGCTTTTTGCCTTGCATGATACATTTTTCAATATGCGCTCGCAGCCCCATTACGGATACGGTCTTTGTAGGAAAGTATTTAATAATCAAATCGCCTTCAATCTTTGACAACTGTTCTTTTACTTCTTCCTGATAATGTTTTAGGTTCTGATTAGCGATACCTGTTATAACAGAATCATAACGAAGTCCTACATACGCTTGATTAAGCTCTAGTGTATAATGTAATACTGTCTTACCTGTCTTTATAGCATGAGCTCCAATATTCATTAATGCCCATGACTTACCAATACCTGCAGGTGCAACCATAACACCTAACTCACCCTTACCCAATCCGCCATCTGTTAATTCATTAATTACTTCCCATGGCGTTTCCTGTACAAATCGTACTGCATCTGAATACCGTTCTTCTATATTCGTCATGTATTCATGGCCAATGTCTTTATCAGCGCCAGCCTTTAATGCATCATCAACTCTTGCTTTGATCTCTTCATATTTGCCAGACTTAAGTAATTCTACTGAACTTAATATAGCTTTTTTGATTTCTTGATTTTTACAAAAATCTAAGGCTTGTTGTTTAATAAACTCTAAATCTGTCGACTCAGTATATTTCCATGCATCCTTAAGATGCTGTACAATTTGCGTTTTAAGCACATCATGGTCGACATCATCTAACTTTACCTTAAGTACTTCTAATGTCGGCGACCCTTTATATTCTTCGTTGTATTGAAGAATTTGATCAATGAGCCAATTGTTAGCTTCACTTTCAAAGTACGAAGGTGATAGTATATCTGATATCTGTTGAAGAAATGTCTTATCTGTTAATAATGCAGTTATAACCTTAATCTGAAAATTATAACCGTATGAGCTCAATCTATCCGTCATACTCTAATTATAAGTAAACTATTTTTAAAATCAAAGAGATGAGTATGAATTTAATGTATTGAATGATTTTGATAACCAGCTATCTAAGTCTTTAATAACCGTATACATTTTATCAACCATGAACATTTTTTTGAATTCTAAGATATTCATGCGATTAATATCACCATATGCAGTATCTCGTATAATAGCCTTTGACCTACCATCTATATCAACTTCTTTTAACTGCATTAACTTATAATTACGTTCTAGATCAGTTTGCCCTTCTTTAACTCTATCATACACTTTATATGACTTTTCCGCATTCGATGCATAATCTACAATTTCATTAATCGTCAATTCTCTATTATCAATAAACATAGGAAAGTATTTCAGCAAACTTTTTGCACCAACGCCTTGTACCCCTGGTATGTTATCTGATTTATCACCTGTAAACGCTCTATACAAGAGATAATTTTCCGGAGCAAATCCAAACTCCTCTCTCATTAACTCTGGTGTGTACATCTTCTTTTTAATAGGACTCCAAACTGATATTCTATTATTTACCAACTGTAAAAAGTCTCTGTCCGTTGAACATATAGTTACACGTTCATCATCTGCCGTATATAATTCATTTGCTATGTATGCAATTGCATCATCAGCTTCAATATTATCAACTGCCAATAATGATACCGGCAAACACTGCAAATACTGAATTAAACGTCCGTATTGTTGCTTCATTGATTCTTGTTCATCAGCCAATGATGCGAATTCACTATGACGGTTAAAAGCGGTCTTATTTGCCCTATTTGCCTTGTAGTCAGGATATAAATCTTTTCTACGTCTAGAACCACCCTTGCCGTCAAATGTGATAATACATCTGGTAGGTTTATGTTGACGGATGACGGACGCGACGGACCTTAAAAAGCCCGTCACGCCGCCAATATGATCTCCATCATCGTTCAAGGCAGGTACGGCTGAAAACACTCGTATAAATGTATTCAGTCCGTCGATAATTAAAAGATGGCTGTCTCTACTCGACCCCTTGCCTTGTTCGTGTTCTTTTTCTACTTCTCGTAAGATATCTAAATAACGCTTATTCATTAACCTTCTTCATTAACAAATTCATCATCAATTTCGATATCATCAATCCCGATATCCTCGCCTGGTTTATATCTTAGAATATACGCTTCGCAAATGCGTGAATACACTTCAGACTTCAATTCCGGGTCTTCTGTCATTTTCTTTTCAAAATCTTTACTTTGAAATTTAATTTCAGAACCATCATTAGCTGTATATGTATACCATGCACCTGCCTGAGACACAAGCTTATAATCTTTCATAACATTAAGCCAACCTCCGTAATTATCAATACCAGATTCAAAATAGATATCATAGTCAATTGATTTAAGAGGCGGCCCCATTCTATTTTTAATCACTTGAGCTCTTGTTTTGATTCCGATGACCTGATCTACGCCATCCTTCTTCATTTTAATCTGCCCAACTGATTTTAAACGTAACCGTACCGAGGCGTGGAACGGAATTGCTTTACCACCAGAGGTAGTATAAGGATCACCAAACGCAACGCCTAAGCGTGTACGTAACTGATTTGTAAAGATCAAACAAATGCGCTCACGTCCGATCATGTTAGTAAGCTTACGCATACCTTTTGATAGAATGATTGCTTTTGCCGTCGCATACCCGTCTTTATCAAATTCTTTAGCCATTTCAATTTTTGTCGAAGCACCCATAATAGAGTCGACAACAATTGTCACTAGCTTATCTTTGTTTGATTTACGGACGGATTCTGTTATGCTCTCTACCGCTTCAAATATATCCTCGACAGTTTCCAGAGGAACATATAACATTTTAGATAAATCTAAGCCGATTGCTTCAAGAAATTCTCTACTAACAGCATTCTCTGTATCGATATATACTGCCAAACCTCCTTGTTGTTGAGTGTTTGCCAATGCATGTGCTGCCAATAATGATTTACCTGATGCCTCAAGTCCTGTGATTTCTGTTATACGTCCTACTGGAAAGCCGCCTTTGGGTCTATTCGAAATTGCTAAGTCTAGCATAGACGAGCCAGTTTCTACCCAGCCGCGGACTTCGGATGGAGATGCAGTATCCCGATCGAGAAAGAATGCGGTTTGAAAACCAGTACCTTTAAATTTCTTATTAAGATCATCGCCTACTGTTGAGGCTAAGTCGTCTGCTAGAGCGCTTTTCGATTTAGACATATGTAACTCCTATTAGTCGTTGAATAACTGATCAAATGCAGCACTCACATCATCGACTTTACTAGCCACTGGCTGAGTTGCTTCATTTGTTGTTGTAGCAGGTTCGCTATCTGTCGACTCACCTTCTTCTGGGTTAAGCCAATTTTCTAATGCTTGCTTAAGATCGTCATACGAAGGCTCTTTAAAAATAACCTTGAGATCTGGTTGCTGATTAGCAATTCGTTCAGCCACATTCTTATCTTCTGTAATAGGAGATGTATTTGGCTTTACGCGAATTGATGTCTTAGGATATGACCCTTTCGCTTCAGATGGCGTAAACTCTACTACAATATCACGACCTCCCATTGGATCTGTGATATCACCATAGTCCGGGTCGGCGATAAATCCGAGCAACTCAGTGTATACTGTCTTACCGAATCCCCAAAACTTGACGCCTTCAGATTCTTGTCCTCGAACAATTACAGGTACATATGTACGCATTTTCGGTTCAAGCTTCTTACCCAACTTCCATTCGTCGGAGTTACCTGATGATTTAAGTTTATCTGCAAATTCTACTACAGGATCTGCATTGCCATAAGTCACCGGCGACAAGTAATTCTTCTTGCCCAAGTCGTAATGAAAATAAAGTTCTTGGAATGGATTCGCACGATCGTGTTGATAAGGAACGATTCGAACGGTTTGCTTGCCTGGCTCAGGCTTCCATAAATTGTTTTGACGAGTGGTCGTCGTTTGCAGCTTGTTAAGCTTAGCTTTGATTGCATCTAAATCAATTGCCATTTGTTTATCCTTTTAAGTGGTTAATTAATAATTCTTAAATATAAGTAATATCTCTCTTTCGTCAAAGAGAAAAGTAAAAAAAGTTTTCAGTTGTTATTTTAATGTTATTAAGTACTGCATTTTATTAATTAGCGACGTGATTTCATCCGCCAAATTAAATATACCGCTATACTGTTCATCGACAATGGACCGTAACTCATCTGTAAATAGCTTTCTAGCATTTTCCAAATATGATTTGATGGCTTCATCAGAATAGTCTTCCAACATAATCGTCGCCTTACCAATTTTTGGTCTTTCTTTAACACCCATAATATTTTCTGCAATTTCATCTACTAACCCTAGATACTCTTCATAAAATTTACCAAAGGCTTTATGTTGCGCAAACGACTCCGTTTGCCAATGATATACATGCGCTTGATCACGTACTGCTAACATCTTTACAAAAAATGTTCCAAATGAATCAGCAGCTTTGGCATCCGCTTCTTTAAGTAAATCTTTCATTCGTATCATGACACATCCATATCTGAACTAGTTGTTTTTATATTAGCTTTTGAATAAGCATCTCGGCCATTTTTAAACCCTACAGTAGTTGCTATATCATCCCATACGTCATCAGCCCGGAAACCGGAAAGTTTTATTGTCCACTGAGTCTTGTTGGGTTCATACAAATATATGCCATATAATCGATTAGATCCTTCTATATATGACCATTCAATCTTTGCAACATGGATAGGCTTGCCTTTAGAATAACGTTTATCTGAAACGAATAATTTATTTCCTTGAAAGCCTACACGATAATCATCCTTGCCATATATAGATTCAATTGATTTGTTTTTGAATTGAACTGGCATTAACTCAACCGCTTCTCTAAGAAGTTGCATATCATTACTTCTTTGCCTGCCTTCAAATAATCTTTTGTATTCTGCTTTTAAATTCATAGCGATATTTTTTTAACCATTTTTAAATAAATATGACGTAATTCACCATCATCACTTAAAATTAACGAATTACGATAACGATTCCAATTAATTTGAAAACGTTTATCTAAAACGCCGTCATTTTCAAACCGAATAACGGTATTTAGTGCATTTACCGTATACAATGTATTTGTCTCCTTTTTGCGGTGAATCATAATTGTATTCGGTGTTTTGCGATAATCATCAGGCTCGACGTTATACGTTACGTATAAGTCATCTTGTCTATCATCATTGCAGAATACAAACATACGCCGTTCTGTAATTGTATAAGCAGATGAAACGTAATCGACTATCAAGTCTAAATCTTTTCTATGTGCAAATGTACATAATAGTTGTGTCTTCACTACACCTCTCCTCATAAACTTAATACCACGCCTGGATTGGTATCATGCCAAAAGAAACTCCCTTCTTTCTTTTTTGACCCCAACCGTATAGTCCCATCTTCTACAGCTGTCTCAATATCTACCTTATCGATAATAACAAAGTCAAAGTTTTGTTTATTAGGACGATATAAATGGAATAAAATACTATCTACTTTAATTTTTTCCATATATGCTTCTAAGTTAATCTTTACCATTTGCTTCATAATTTTATTTGCATCGGTAAAATCTGTATTAGAATTAATGTACTTTGTAGTCACGCTTTTATTTTCAAAGAAAATACCGGCGATGCCTTTTTGTATATTTTCTACAATAAAAGATTCATCGCTGCCGGCATTCGATAATAATTCATAAAAATCTCGTATAGCAATTGCTATATTTGTATGATCAGTATCGTCCATAAATTGATCATAATCCTCATCAGAAATTTTGCCATTTTGATTAATCAGATATAACAAATAACCAATAAATGACGATTCTAATGATTTCTTACCACGTGCCTGTGAACCTAGTCTTGCCTCTTTTCCTTTTACCTCTAATGTACGTCCGTCGACTTCTAAATCGCCGCCGCCTTGTTTGTTTGTAACATTAGCAAACAGCAATGCCAATGCAATCTCTGCAGGACCGGTAGAATTGCCGCCAGAGTCGGCGCCTGGTTGTATCTGCATCAATTCACTTATTGTTTCAGCTGACAATCCAGATTGGTCAACGATATTTCCTTTAAACGGCGTTGAACTTATTGTCAAGTTAGGAGGCGATTCAAAATATTTAAGTACATCTACCACATTCGGTAATTGCGCTATACGATTGAATATTACTTTAACTGCTCTATTTCCTAATTGATACGCACTTGGTACCATTCCTTTCGATGTTAAATAAGGAACAAGCGTTTTACGGTATCCAATTGATACTATAAATGACTTTAGCTCATCTAACTCTTCATCAGTAAATTCAGTGTTAGCAATTAAATCTTTTATATCTGCTTTATCGCCCGATGCTTCTATAATCATATCCACATTTGTAGCCGGCACGCTAAACTCTGACATCACCTCGTCTAATACATTTAACTCATGAGTACTGTATGGAGCTTCGGCATAACCTTTTGGTAGTCGATAAAACCATTCTTTTATAATTTTTTCCGTATCCATGCGAAATAATAGTTTTTTAGTTTTATATAAATATTGGCTCGATTAACGATTCATCGTCCTCATCGAATTATAATTAGTGCCGGCCTTGATTTTAACTGGGAACTTCCCTTCTTCCGAAATTATATCGATTAAATCGGTAACGACATTACCGCCGTCATTAAGGTCAAAATCAAATAACAATGAGTCATACGTATATAAAACTAATAAACTTTTAAAGTCTTGCAAGTATTCTATTACATTTGATATCACTTGAATATTGCGTTCCGTCTCAGTTGCTTGTAGAATATAGTTAAACAACTTATTTGGATTCATATCTGGTAACTTATCTTTGTACATGGGTCGCTTTAATGTCGGTGTATATATGACACCAGACTTTTTAAATTCAGACCATGTATTTCCTATAAACGTCCGTACCTTACCAAAAAATGGAATCTTTGCAAAATCATCATCAATACCTCCGTACAATAGACGAAATGTAATTTGTTTACTTTCTTCATATTCCTGCTCGGATAACTGCTCTTTACCAAAATACTGTTTACCAAAGTATTCGTGAACTGACCCATTTGGTAACTGGTAATCGATCATGTCCGCAATTAAACGAACGTGATATGCATCAAAGTCCATTTCCAACAAAATGCCGCGGCGGAATCTACTTATAAATGCTGATCGGCTGCCGTCTTCTTTGTTTAATGCGGCATAGTTAACGCCGCCAAACTTATTCGAAGGACGTCCGGTGACTGTATATAAATTGTATTCCGTAAATGCTCTATGTCCTTGCAAAGCATCTAATTTTAATTTTTCTTCAAATATCATTCTGTTAACCGTTATGCCTGATGTCTCAATTGCATAAAAGTTATCCACAGTTAAATGTTCATATTGATCAAAGGCCGGTGTTTTTGTAAACGTTTGATACGAATCCATAAACTTACTGCGCATTGATATGCATCTTTCAATATGACGAGTAATAGGTAGCCAATCATTTGTATTCGTTTCGTTATACCACCATCGATTCCATGCCTCATGAGCAGCCGTATTTGTATTATCTAGTGGTAACATCTTATGCGTCTGCCACCATGCAATCATATCGGCATCTATACACGAATGCGGATAGAAATAACAGAATCGCTTTTTAGCTAATACAAAGATATCATGGTCACTTACTAGTTCGTGTATACGTTCTCTTTGATGGCTAATGCAGTCCATATGACGGAAAGATATAATAAAATCTCTGTCTTCCGATATTGAATATATGTATAGAAAGCTAATATCATTATGCATATAATGACGAAAGACATCCGAGTACATCGGTATCCAAAATGAATCGCCGGATGCTACTGCATCTTTTACAATCTGAAACTCTTCGTTAGTCTCAACTATCATCTCTTAAATATAAGAGATAATTTTCATGTTGACAAATTATTTAGAAAATTCTGTAAAATCAGAAAGGTATCTAGTTATACCTGGCATACGCTGTTCATTTGCCGTCACAACACGTTTATTTGTAGCAAATACATTATCAAGTGAACCAACTAGAAGCCATTTCAATCGCAACTCTGAATATAACTGGCTATTAATACCTTGTTTATTTTGAGAATTGATATTACGAAAATCATTAAGCGAAACCTCATATATTAGGCTACGGTCATTTCTTTTCTGTATAAAATATCTTTCAATAAACCCTGCCTGATAATCTTTATCTGTCGGTTTTGGATAAAAGTATTTTGGTGCAGTATGATTATTATATTGACGGCCTGTTATTTGAGCATATCTAGATGTGTTTTCGTCATTAAATACGGTTGTATATTTAATTAGTTCTTTATCAAACTTTGAAGGCTTACTTCCTGTGTATACAGCACCGTTCGGGTACACATGATATGGCCCTATATATTCTAAACGATCGTCAGCTGTAGCATATTCTTTTCCTTGAGTATAACTTTGACGTAGTTTATTTGATGGTGAATATATTGGACGTTGCATGTTACTCCGGCTGTAATCTACATGTTGTTGTTAGTGATGTTTTCCAGTCATTATTATCAACTGTATGTGTTATCCGCGTTACAGTAAATGCTAATCGCAGTCCGCCGGCGGCGTTACGATATATTGCTGGTAAATTTTTTGCTGTCACTAAATCGCCAAATTTAAAACCTTTTATACCATTTAATGTAATATTCATCTCCAATGGATATATTGCTGCAATCTTATTAGTCTTAACTTGTTTGCTAGCATCTTGTGATGCTATAAATTGACCATATAACTCTTTATATCCACTAAATGCCTCAGGGTTAAAATCATCAGTATATGCCTTTTTATCTGCAGCTAATAGTGCAGCTGATAAGTTAGGTGCTGGTGGCGATTCTACAGTTTGTTCATCGATTGCCGCTAAAGCATTTGCATCATTAGATTCAATTGTAGTACCAGTTCCTTTTGTAAATGCATCTGACTGAATGTCTTTGGGAACTTTACCGGTAAGTGATAAGTCTCTAGTAATGCCGTCGCCGCCGGCTTGTAGTACATCAAACACTAATGGAGTTACTGTATCTGCAGATACTTCTCGCTTATTTACAATCAATAACTTGCCGATAGCAGGATTATTCTCCGCATCTGGGTCAGCTACTAGTGATAAATCGTAAATGCCACATGATGCTGATTTTATACGTGCTAATAATTTTTCAATAAAATCTCGTACTAATAGCTGCGGCGGTTGATTTTTTTCTACTGTCTTAGAGGATTCTGATTCAATTTCACGTAAAAATTCTCGACAAAATAAAATATTTTCAAAACCAGATGCAATCTGCAAGCCGGCAATGTTTGTTACATCATCAAACCGCAATACCGATGTTGGCGCCGTATCCATGCCGCCGTAGTTATTATCGCTGACTTGCGCATTTCCTATTGCACTACCTTTAGGATGTAACCATACTACACTCATTGGGTCTATACTTTTTAACTTAATAGTCCCAGAATCGTTTGATAACGAAGTAATTGGTGATTCTGTATTAAACTCTATTACTGTTTTCTTTGTAGCATTTTCACACCACTTGTTTATTACTTCAATTAAAAATCCAAAAGTAAAATAATTCGTACGTTGCTCATTAAACGTGCCAGTATTAATAACCGAGCTCGGATACTTATACCCATCAGGCAATACTATTGAAAATCCTGCTTCCATACCTTCGGATTGAAACCCCGATCCATGGGCAGGCGAAAATCCGCTAGCGCCTGGAGCTAATGCATTTTGGCATACATAATCTGCATAATCGATAATACTCTGTACAGGTTTTGATTCGTTAAACAAAGCATAATTAGTAACAAATTGCAAATTTTGTTTACTAGCTGCAAAAGTCGATGTGCCGCCGGATAAAGATGTACTTTCCATCGGCGTACCTTGACCGACCGCTTTAAACTCGCAGTCAACTGAATTATCACGATTAATTTTAAAACTAAAATCATAAACGACGGCATCAACAGTTAAAGGATCTACCGGTGGATTTGGTGATGCATATCCACATTCTAATGTAACATGGCAACCCGGCTTTAACATTGCTTCATGCAATTCATCGAACTGAGCTAAGGTATAACACTTAAATTTTGCCGATGACCGACGGAGAGAACCGGCATCCCCTTCGAGTGATATTTCTATACCTTGTAATGACGGTTTTGGCCGAAAGTCTTCATATACAGTATTTTTATATGGCAACGTCACATTTGGGCCATTTCCATTATAACCTTTGCCAGTAACTTTAGCATATGCAGTTGGCCTAATACGACCCAAAGATTTAAAATTTTCAATCGAGTCTTTAACAGATTGGTCGACACTTCTATAAAATAACCCCATCGTTATCTCTCTTTATTTGCAGCATCAGATAAGTCTTCGAATTGTCGTTGATCATATTTAGGAATACGAATCTGTAAACCTGTTGGTACGGCAAATGTCCCTTTTCCTAAATTATTAGCTTCTGCTATAATCCACCATAACCTAGCATCTTTATAAAATTCTTGAGCTATCAAATCTAATCGATCGCCAGATCTAGAAAAAATATATACATCTTCACTAGACGGATTAGGAATTTTATATCGTGCAGTTTTGTATCTTTTGTTTTCTGTCGTTGTATGTTTATATCTATTTATCATGCAACTCCTTGACCTTCAAAATCATCTTGATCTTCTACAGATATCGGCTGATCTGTAAATACTATATCAGATGAGTTTGTAGCAAAAAATGGCGTACTAGAATCAGTTAACCCAGATCCGATATAAATAAACTCGCACTGTACATTTGTATATAACGGCTTACTATTACCGACAGTGGTTTCTGTACTCGTAATGGACCGCATATTGTATGGATATTCCGTTGTAGATGCCGGCAATGCCCATGGCGTCTCTGTATCCCAATCATATGATATACTTGTTAAAATAACTGGCATGCCTTTGTATAAGCCGCCCAATGTTAAAGAAGTGCGATTAGCATAATAACCTACCGACGTATTATACGTTGGGTAAGCTTTTCGGGCCAACGCACTTAACTTATTCCATAAAGAATTTATTTCAGTCGATTTTTCCACAGCAACCATAAAACCTAGTGATATATCACGCTGGTACCCAGTATACATATATCGTTGATCTGCCCGACCTTGATCTTGTTCGCCGGACCAATTGGCTTCAACACCGTCCGATAAAGAACTGATATATGCTTTAAATTTTGTACTGCCAATTTTTAGTTCAACTAATTCGCCGGAGTGAACGTTTTTGTTATATTCTTGTTGCACATCAGTAAACCGTTCGCCCGTCAAAAAATCTATATCTACTTTAGAATTACTACGTGTTTTAGCACGATCACGCGTTACAGAATAAGATGTAATAGAACGATACCGGTCAATTTTTGAAGTGCCGGTACCATAACCATTTGGAAGGTCTTTGCCTAGGCCGGGGGCTGGTTTAAATATCTTTGATTCAAATGATTCATCATTGATCTGAGTTTTTAGATTTACATCTATATCATCTATTGTACGTTGCGCTACGTAAGATTCGGGTGCTGTATTGAACTCGGTTGTAAGTTTAAAATTAGAATCACCTTTTGCTAAACGATTAAATTTTGTTGATTCTTCGTCGTTACGCGCGCCGACATTATCACTATAACGAATTTGTACTCCTTGTACATTGAAAAGTCTAGGAATACGTATAAAGCTTTGAGATAATAACGAAGCAGGATTATATGCCAACTTAGTTAATATTGGTTTATTAGCGCCGAGCCTCGTTTCCTGATCAGGGTTTTGTAGTCCTAATAATGACTGTTTACCTAAAAACAATAAGCCAGACGGTTTTATTAAAAATTTACCAATACGTACAGCATCTAATGCAATACGTTGTACAGACGTTATAACACCTCCGCGTGGAATTTCTGCGCTTGGCATGCCTGAAATAGAATACCTTTGTGGATCAGATGAACCATCTCTTTGTATACCTCTCAATATATAAGGCTCTTTAGCATATGGCATTAAGTTAAATGCATCTTCACGTACATTAAAACGATTGTACATATCATCAATTGGGGAATTAGCTGTATATGTGTCTGCTAATCCTGCCAATGATAAATTATTATATACATCTTCGTATCTATTTGATGTATTAAACCCAGTGCGTGTAATATCGAATGTATGCGTCTGACCTTTCGGTCCTATAGGAAACTTTGTACCTGAGCCTAATTGATTTATTCTAGATGCATTGCCTTGGCCTGCAATTGTAAATGAATCTTTAGTTGTTATTTGATTATAAGAAACGGCAGACCCTTTATTAGAATATCCATTTGCATTAGTAGAAATTGTACCGTTAGCATTAAGTTTAAAATCAGTCTGTTCAACGGATGTGTTAGGCTTAAAGCCAGGCGGAACTTTTTCGTAAAAAGAATATGCTGATTTTAAATCTGATAAAGGCATTTATTAATTCCTGTATGATCTTTCTACATCTAATACTGACGATAATTCTGATATAACTTTTTGTCCAATTTGTACCGGAGGAGGATTTTGTAATGCAGATGCAATTTGCTGCAATAATGCATTTTGTTTTGCTAGTGCAGATGCCACAGCTGAATTGCCGCCGGACCCATTTGCAACACCAGGCCCCATTGCAACATCATCATTTGCCGTTCCTTGATATATTGCACCTTCTCTAGGTGAAGAAACGATTGGGCCAGAGGAAGGCATTGATAAATCGCCTACTGGCGTTAGTCCTAGTGCACTACTAGCCATACCGCCTAAATCAGCGCCTATATCAAAGCCGAATGTACTTGCAACACCGGAGAGTACATCCCATACAATTTGCAACGGTGCTAACATACTAGTTATTATAGTCTTACCTAATTTTTTAAAGCCTCCGGTGATATCTCCACTAAAGATCATGCTAATAGCATCATATACGCCGTAGAATGCGTCAACAATGCCTGAAATCGCTTTAGTTATAGCTTTAAGTGGAGTAAATGCTATTTTTAATGTTTTTCCTAAAATTTTAACAATAGGAGAAAGCAATGAAAATACTTGCATTAACGCTTCGCCTAACGGTAACAATGCACTTGCCAATTCTGTTTTTAAATCATCAAATGCTTTTGCCGATTTATCTGCAGCCTGCTGTTGCGCTAATTTTGTTTGCAATTCTTCGGCTGATAAGTCGTTTAATTCTGCTGCGGATAAATTTAAACCTGCCATGGCTGCTTTTTGTTCATCCGTAAGATCACCTAACTTTTCTTGTATTGTCAATGATTTTTGAAGCTCATCGACTTCCATGCCTGTCGCTTCTGCTAACTTTTTACGTTCAAGCATTGACATTTTATTAAATTCGGCAATGCCGCCAACGTTGCTCATAACTTCTTTTGTTGCGCCAGCAATGTCACCTTCTAATGCCAATTGACGAGCTTTATCCAAATTCATCTGTCGTCCGGACAATGCCTGGAACTCAAACTGTGCTGTTAATGAACCTTCTATATCTAAAAGCTTATCTGCAACTTTACTCATTGTCGATAACGACACGCCCATTTTAGCTGCTTCAACCGCGGCCTTTGC